TGGTTTCCTGTGAGACCAGATTGCGCAATACTCGAGCCATCGGCTGGCGGCGGTAGTTTCCTGGGCCCGTTGCGGCGCGCCTTTCCTAGGGCGTCAATCCGGGCCATGGATTTGGAGCCAGGCATTGACGTTGTCTTGCCTGGCCAGGTCGAGGCCATACAACGGGGCGACTTTTTGACGCACCAATTCGCGACGCGGTACGACCTAATCGTCGGCAATCCGCCTTTTCATCATGCGCAAGAATTCGTCGAAAAAGCGCTGACCCTGGCGCAAAATGTCGTTTTTTTGCTGCGGCTGGGTTACCTGGCGAGCAAGCGCCGATACCGATTTTGGGAGTTTCACCCGCCAGCCAGGGTTTTTGTCCTGCCGAAGCGGCCATCGTTCACGGGCGGCGGTCGCGTCGACCGGTACGACTATTGCTTTGTCGGCTGGCGATACGACCTGCAACCCAGGACTCAATTACACTGGCTGCCGCCAGTCGAGGATTCGACACATGGTTAAAGTCTACTTCGGTCCGTATCGGCACAGTCCAGCGCCAGAGCTCGGCCTGGACGAAAGGCGCCTTTGGTTCCCTGATTTCCATGCGCTGAAAGGGTACGACCGCGATTTCTGGACCAACAACCAAATCGTCCTGGACGTATTCAGTCCAAGCCAAATCTATCTGTGGCAAGACCATTGGATCGCGCTGGCGGTTGCGGTCGATGATTTGTTTCCTGAGCCGGGCGCGAACAAAGCCGTCAAAGAGTTGCCGCCAGGCCGCCAGGCCATGGCTTGCGAATTGCTCTGGTATATGCGCCAGATTGAGGAAAGCAGGAATCCGCCGCAACCCAGCTGATTGGCGCGCCGGTCAAGCGATTGTTATTGTAAGACAATGAAAACACACGAGAAAAGCAAGCGCGGCGGTCGGCCGACCAAACTGACGCCATCGGTCCAGGCCGAGATTTGTGAAGCAATCGAGGCCGGCAACTATATCGAACCCAGCGCGATTCGAGCTGGCGTCGCAAAGGAAACCCTGTATAACTGGCTGCGCCGAGCTGGTCGGGAGATTGAAAAGTCTAGCAGCGATAAGCGCTACCGAATACCAGCTAAGGAAAGGAAATATATAGAGTTTTTGCACGCTGTAAAAGAAGCCGAAGCGCAGGCCGAGGCTACTGACCTAGAGACTATCCGGCGCGCTGCCAGCCTGGGCCAATGGCAAGCGGCGGCCTGGCGGCTCGAGCGCAAACATTACGACCGCTGGGGCCGTAAGCAAGCCATCGAGCACAGTGGACCCGATGGCAAGGCCGTCAAGGTGCAACGTATTCGAATAGGCGATGATACTATTGAATTTTGAAAGGGCGAGAAATGCTTAGAGTCAAAAACACTGATACCGAAACGACAGCGATTTTCCAAGATGCCATGGGCCGCGACTGCGCGGTTGCTGGCCTCAATGCGGGCGACGAAAACCCTGGCACGCTGATGGTTGGCCTGCGCAACCTGGAGTTACTAGCGAACGTCAACGGCGAGATGACATCGCTACCGGCCGACGGGCTAGCGATTGTAGGGACTGAGGAACTAGCCAAGCGCGGCGATCAAATCACGATTTTGCGCGGCGCCCCGATGGCGCTCGATCGCGATACGGTTGCCCAGCTCATACCGATATTGCAGCATTTCGTCACGCACGGAACCATGCCGCCAGCGCAAACCCTGGGCTTACCTGCGCAATGGTCATCGCAGGCCGAGGCCGCCGACCCGGAAGGCAACTGACATGGAAATCAAAGGTTCCAAAACCTTGCGCGGCCAAAGGCGATACCTTTTCACAGATAGCCTGTGCCAGGCTTGCGATATCACCGAAGTGCCTGACGTGGGAAAGCCGCCAGCGATTTGGTTTGGCCGCGACATAGTCGGGAAGCGCATGTGTTTGACCCAGGACCAGGTCGCGGCGCTGATGCCCTATCTGGTCTATTTCATCGAGCAAGGCGAATTGCCTATGGTGTTGCCGACGCCGCCAGTGGAGTGCGTGTGATGAGCGATGAGCATTGGGTAGCAGTCGAACGCAAAGGCGATGATGTCGTGCTGTCGATTTGGAGCGGACAACAGTCGGCGGGTGCGTACCTTCGCCCAGCCGAAGCCAGGCGCCTGGTCCAGGCGCTAACCGAGGCCGCGGACCGGCTGGAAGCCGAACGGGAAAAGGAAGACCATGGCTAAGACATACAGGCCTATTCTGGCGGAGTGTATTTAATGGCCACAATCCAAGCCTACGCGCCGCCTTGCGAGCATGCCGAATTCTATCTGCGCGAGCTCGACCTGCGCGAGCATCGCGACCAGGTGCGCGAGTTGCTCGAAACCGGCGCGCTGCCACGGCTGTTTACAAGGTGACGCATGGCCAAGCGCCGCCGCTGGATATCACGGGTTGCGTCGTTTCTGCTCGGCGTTTGCCTCGGCCTGATTGCGCGGTACCTGTGGCCTGGCGGTTTGGAGCCGCCCTGGGCTTGGCTGGCGTATGTCGCGGTTGGCACCGTCGCAGGCATCTGGGCGCTGGCCTGGCTGGCTCTGTTGCTGGCTGAGAAATTGCCGTGATGTCAGACGCAATCGACACCATAGCCGGTGCAGACTTGGCTCGACAGGTCGACGAAATCGTATTCACGCCGAAACAAGCCGAATTCGCCAAGGCGGTATTCTCAGGGCGTTATACCAGGCTATTATATGGCGGCGCGATTCGCGGCGGCAAAACGTATTGTATGCTCTTGCTGATACTAGCCTTGGCAAGGGTGTATAAAGGCAGCCGTTGGGCCATAGTGCGCAAAGATTTGCCTACCATCAAGCGCAACACATTGCCGTCGTTCGCCCGGGTCAAACCCGATGGATTCTGTGGCGAGCTCAATCGGACCGACTTTTATATCGATTGCGTCAACGGCTCGCGAATCATCTTTTTCCCGGAAAGCATCGACCGCGACCCTGACCTGGACCGCTGGAAGGGTTTAGAGGTCAACGGGTTCGCCCTGGAAGAAGCGAACGAAATCCAGGAAAAGAGCTTTGTCAAATCGATTGAGCGCGCCGGGTCCTGGGTCTGCCAGCACAAACAGCCTCCGCCGCTGATACTGGCAACGTGCAACCCGTCGCTATCGTACGTCAAGCGGCGCTGGTACGACCCATGGCGCAAAGGTACCCTACAACCGCCCTACTTTTATCTGCCAGCCAGGATTGACGACAACCCGCATTTGCCGGATTCCTACCGCCAAAGCCTCGAATCGCTCAAAGAAACCGACCCGGCAGCGTATGATCGGTTTGTCGTAGGCAATTGGGAATCGGCCGACGAACCTGACCAACTGATAGCGTACGACTGGGCGCTTGCGGCCCAAGATGTCGAATTCCAAGATGGCAAGTATGTGCTTGGCGTTGACGTTGCCCGGTACGGCGATGATGACAGCGTGCTCGCACACAAGCGCGGCAACGCGATAACCAAGCTTGAGTACCATCATGGCCTATCGCTCGAGCGCCTGGCCGCGATCGTCCGGTCCCGGATTGTCGACACGCCTATCGATGCGCGCAACGTCCTGATTGACGCGGTCGGCCTGGGCGCTGGCGTGGTCGATATCCTGCGTTCACAAGGGTTTCGGGTGACCGAGGTAATCAGCGGCGCCAAAGCGGTCGAAACCCGCGGCCAGACATTCCGTTTCAACAACCTGCGATCGCAAATGTGGTATTACGTTCGCGAGCAATTGCGCCTTGGCCAAATTTGCTTCGAGGTAGACGATCCTAGGCTCAGGGAAGACTTGACCGCGCCTAGGTATATGATTAGTGGCGACAAAGTCGTCAAGGTCGAGTCAAAAGACGACATCAAAAAGAGAATCGGCCGCAGCACAGACGCCGCCGACGCGGTTGTGTATGCTTGCTCTCAAGGGGTACATATGGCCAAAGTCGAGCGATTTAGGAGGCTTGCATCATGGCGATAGGGCAGACCAGCAAAATCGTGGACAACCGCGGGCGATACTTGCGCATTGTTGCGCATGGCGACGCCTACGAAAACCTGACCACGGGACACGGGACAATCCGCGACAAAACGACAGCTACTCGCATCAAGCCGGTATCGCCATCGACCGACCGGCAAAGGTTCGAAGATACCTACCATGGCGACGACCTGGCCGCGCGCATCGTTGACGAATTGGTCGACGATATGCTGCGAAAATGGGTTCGGTTAGAGGTTACCATGGGCGAGGATTCGGACACCGCCGCCGATATCCAGGCCGGCAACGAAATGCTGACCGCGCTCGATGACCTGGACGCGAGCGAAAAACTCGGCGAAGCGCTGACCTGGGCCCAGGTTTTCGGCGGCGCCCTGGTGTTCATTGGCGCCGATGATGGCGGCGGCGCCGACAGTATGGCCCAGCCGTTGCGCGAAAACGCAATCCGGTCAATCCGATTCCTGGACGTTTACGACCGTTGGGATGTCGACATCGCCAGCGAATATAGTGA